TCCCTACACGACGCTCTTCCGATCTGTCGCGCGTTACCCGTGAAAGTTGCGCTGCGGAAGAACCTTTTTACCTCGCACGCTTAGCACTCCGCTTGGCCGCTGCAAATCTTCTTCCAAAATTGCGGTTGAATGCCCCCCTAGCGAAGCGTTGGCTATCCTCATAAAAGCTAAACTGCTTCGGCACGTTCAAGCTGCGCTGTTCAAGCAGATACAAACGCTTCAATGGGTAACGCTTCTTGGTGCGGCGTTCCAATATCATCTGCTGGCCACCGACCGTCTGTCTAAACGCCTTCGGTCTGTCCAACACTGTGCGTGGTGAATTGCGGTTGTATCCTGCACGACCGCGCACTGGTGGCCGGTCTTGCGCTGGTATCGCTATGCTGCGTCCATTAGCACGCTTCAAGCCACCAACAGCCAGACGTTGCAGATAGTCTTTGTGCATTGCGCCTGTGGGATGGTTCTGCACTATCGACCGCAGTTTGCGTTTTGTAGCGCGGTTGTCCCCGCGTATAGGCATCATCGCTGCCTTCATAAACGATCTGTTCTTGGCGTCCACATCGCTTGGCCATACACGTTCAATGGTGTTGCGGCGTGTCTCAAACGCTGCATCGTTCAATGCTTGTGACATAGCAAACGGCATCTGGTTTTTACCAAACGCATCCAATGCTTTCTTAAACGCTGGCAGGTTGCTTGACACGTTCACTGACATCGACCCTGCTGCTGCTTGTGCCACTGCTGACCGACTGACGCCACCAGCTATCGCACCACGCGCTGCACCGCCGACCACCATACGTCCTGCAAATGCCAATAACTGTATAGCCATCAGTGTTGCGTTTCCTGTTCCAGTTCCAATATCACGACAGTGCCAGACGTGTCCCGCGCATCGAATATAATGCCATCGCATTCAGTGCAGTTGATCGTGCCGCTGTTCTCTTCGACACAGCCATATGTTTCTGCCTCACAGTGCAGACATATGCAAACATCTTCGAAGAATAACACATACGACATCTGCAAACCATATCCGCAAAACAAAAGCCGGTCAATGACCGGCGTTTGCTCCCCTTGCTGTTGTCAATCTTCATCGTCTGGCGGGTCAGTCTTCACATCACCCTGCCCGTTGCACATTTCGCATATCACGCGCTTGCCGGTGTCTATCTCATACCGGCCTTCACCAAAGCAGTTGTCACACGGCTTATAGTGATCCATCACATATGGCGGCACATAGCCTGTCGGGTAGCTGATCATCGCACCACACCCCAATTGCCAGACATCCACGCCCATATGGTGTATTCTTTGCCCCACACGTCAAACATCAGTGACGCCACGGCCAGCAAAAACACAAACCCAAATATCTCTTGCCATAATCTCATAACTTGAACCTTATCACGCTGTGACCGCGTGCCTCTAAACAATCATCCCGCATCACACCGCGCACATAGGTGCTGTCATACCACCTTGCCGCCATATCGACCAAGGCGCGGCACTCACTAACGTCACGCTGATAAAGCTGCGCCTTATCCTCGCTGACGCGCAAATCGGCTATTGGGGCGCGACTGGCGCACCCCGATAACACGATTGCTGTAACGACTAGCCAGCGCATTAGGCTGCTGCCTTGTCATAAAACTCTGCCCAATGCACGACGTCTCGCATAATCTCTTCGTCACTTAGGCCTAAAGCCTTGCCGCATTCATATGCCTCATAAGCCCAATAAATCATCTGATCCCGCGCTTCGCTGTTTGACGCAACTTTTTGTAAGCCGCCAAGCATATAAGTAAGCCAGTATTTTTTAAAAGTAGCGCAGACATCTGCGTAAATCTGTATTAGGCCAATCTGGTTTTTTGTTAGTTTAGACATTTTGCAAACTCCCGTTTTGCTGTGATAATTACAAGCCCTACCACGATACATTCCCACCTGTCTACACTTTTTTACACATCGGCACCAACTTTTTTTAATTCGGCAATCACGTCCGGTCTGTTTTGCTTGTAATAGGTGCGTAAACCATCACCCATCGTCTGCCACTGTTCCAAGCTGACCATCCTGCGCTGTGGCGGTGTCCATTCAGTAGATTGGCTGTTAAACGCCCTAGGTTGCCCACTGACGCGCTTCGGCTTGTTTTTGGCATCTCGCATACACCAGTTGCGCCAGAACGCCTGTACGTCGACATATGCGGCTTTATTGCCGTTTTGCTGATCCCACATCCTGATTGCTTGTAAGACCTCACCACCATTTAGACCTTTGTCAGCAGCATAGGCCAAATCCTCATCAGATGGCGTCCAATCACAAACTTTGGTTTTTCTATTTTTATTATTTATTGTTTTATATTGTTCGGGTGACATATAGGTGTCACCACTAGGTGACAGAGCTGTGTCACTAGGTGACACTGTGTCACCTGCTTTATTGCCCAATGATATGATCTGGTATCTGTTGGTCTTGTTTGGTGCTTTATCGACCGCCAATAGACCCATTTCAGTCAGCTTTTGCACTTTCCGCATCACAGTGCGTTCGCTGCAACTTGCCGCGATTGCCAGCCATTTGATGCTTGGCCACGCCACATTATATTCATCATTGTAACGGTCACTGATGCCGATCAGCACCAGCTTGGCAATACTGTCACCAATGTTTTGCTCTAATGCCCACGATACTGCTTTAATGCTCATCGCTTATTATCTCCAATGTTAGTGCCGCATAGCCGATGATGTCCAATAGGCTATCAACGTGCTTGCAATCGCTGTTTGCCAGCCGTGACAGCTTCATTGAGATCATCATCGCCCCAAACTGCTCCGGCATTATATCTTTGCCAGCGATCATCGACATCATCTGGCTTGTCTGTGTCCAATTTTGCCGCAGATCGCCGTAACTCTCGCCGCGCTGCTTCAATATCGCTTGCACATTTTCCAATGCTTTAGAACGGTTCACTTAACACCTCCAACACCTTAAACTGTTCAATCGGCACTTCGGCCATCAACCCATAATCGCGTTCAATCCCACGGTCGCGTCTGCCGCCAATGGTCGTCAGGAAATCCACATCGAAATTGCAGTAACCGACCCGATCCATCCAGCGCACGATCAAAAAGGTGGGTATGCCGGTCTCAAACGCCACTTGCCGAGCATATATCATTTTGTGCAGATGTATCAGTGACGTTTTATAGCGGTTCATATTAAACGTGCGGCACTTGATTTCCGCAAACGCGGATATGTTGCCATCACGCAGCAGCGCGAAATCAAGCTGACAATATTGTGGCAATTTGACCGGCGTGACCTTCCACGTTTCGGCCACTTTCGACATCGTGATCATTTCCAGCTTTAGGTTTTCACTGGTTTCCATATCACCCCCCGTTCGGATCGTATGACAGATTGTTTGGATTAAACGGTATGATGTTGTGTTTGTTGCGCTTGTTCTTGCAGTATTCCGCGCGGATCACGCCAAGCGGTTCAACACCATCTTCGATGTGTCGCGGATAAACGCGCACCTCGATGCCGGTCTTGCCTTTGAACAGGTGTATCGTCAAATCTTTAACGTCGATCCAGCTTTCCGCCGACAGCATCGTATAAGTGCGATCACCGATTGTTTGATAGCCATCATCCATTTGCCAAGATCTCCCGCGTCACATAACAAAACGTGTCAATGTCCATTTCACACGCATATTTCCAGTCGTGCTTTTCAGCAATGTCACCGGCCATCACGAAAAACGTCAGATATGTCAACGCTTGAACCGGCACCCTTACCCGCGTTTTTTGTCGATCCAGCCGGTAAAACAGACAAGGCATTTTATCACCGCCAGCATATTCAGCCGCCGCGCATACCTGATCCCACCACGAATTATCAACGCCCGATTTTCGCCTCTTGCATTCCAGAACAAAAGGAAAATCGCAATCATTAGTGACCAGATCGCCAAGGTGTTTCTCACGCGTCTGATCCAGTTCACGCACGAACGTGATACCAAGCTGGTCATATAATTCTCTTGCAATTTCATATTCATAGCCCTTGCCTTTATTGCGGCTTTTTAATCCAGACATCGCTGCCCCCGTTCGGTTGGTTTCGCACATCATTGCCGAAATGCAATTAATCTGTAAAGC